GCAAGAAACCCGCATGGGGCCTGAATTTTTCAGGAGTCCAGGCGGGATTTTTTATGCCCGAAAGTACCGTAAAAAACAGCAAAAAACAGATAAAAACATGAAACATGTGGCACTCATGTGGCACTTTTACTCACGATATCTACGCTACTTTCCTTTTTCTCCCTTTTACCTGAAATATATAGGCTCAATCGGTCCATACTGTGACGTTTGTAAACCTTGTCCAGGTGCGTGTAAATCTCCAATGTGGTTTTAATATCCGCATGGCCGAGCTGGTCGCGGGCCGTTAGCACGTCGACGCCTGCCAAATAAAGAAGAGTTGCAAATGTGTGCCGGAGCCAGTGTGCGGTGATCGGCGGGATCATCGGTGGTACTCCATGTGGGTTGTGGACAGATTCTGGCTTATCGAAATCAATTTCAGAATGCACCTTTTTATATTCCGTGAAATCGCCGTACTTCAGATTGAGTACATTCCAATATGCGTCCCATAGCCTTTTCCAGCCGCTTTCCGTCAGCATTTTTCCTTTCGCGGAGCGGACAACGAGCGTGTCTTCCGTCTCCGGCGTAATACCATCCTTTTTCTTTTCAAACGTAAGAAAATCGACAAGCTGCTGCGGAATGTCGACGATACGGATACTCGCCTCTGTTTTGGCTTCGCCGTCTTTCTGGACGGATTTACCCTTAATAATCTCCACGGATTTGTTGACGTCGATCGTCTTCGCCTGCAGGTCAATGTCGGACCAGAGAAGCGGAATTAATTCGCCGCGGCGTAAACCCGCGTACATCATGATCATTGCGCCGCGCTGTGCCCTGTGCGGTGTGTCTATGATCCATTGCTGCTCTTCTTTGGTAAGTGCCCGCCGCTCACTTTGCGGGGCTTTCCGGGGAATTCTAACGGCTTCGGCAGGATTGTATTCAATGACACGCTGTTCGACCGCAAGTTGAAAAATCTGTTTCGCTGCACTTTTGACGTCAATCAGCGTTTTCTTTGCCGTTGGCTTGCCGGTGTGTGGATTACTTTGCGCCAGTGCGTTGATAATGTCCTGGACGTCGCCAGTCGAAACCTTTATAATTGGGAGGTACCAGAGCTGTTCCATCTTGTTGACCGCGTAAAAATAGATATCGTATCGGCCAGAAGAAACATCGCCCTGCTTGAGCACCAGCCAACGGTCAGCCCACTTCTTAAAGGTATCCCGGTCAGCGGTAACGTCGATCCCTTTTCGGCGGGCAATCTTGATTTGCAGTGCCTTTTCGGCGGCTTCCTCATCGGTTTTACCTGTCACGTTTTTGTAAATAAGCTTGCCGCCGCAGTCCTTCCCGAGGTAGACACGCTTCCTAACAGGTTTTTTACTTTTAGGCATAAATATAGCCCTCCTTGATTTTTGAGGGCTGAAACAGTATAATTACTTTGCGAGTTAATCGTACTGTCAGCCCTGCTGATGGTCACCGCTCTTTCCTATCACAAGTAGGAAGGGCGGCTTTTTATACCGCATAAATATTTGCTTCTTGCGTGCAAAGCCTAAACGCTTCCATATCTTCTTCATGCCGCTTCCGATCACGAATGTCAATTATAGACGCGACAGAAAGCCCTTCCTGCCGTTGGCGCCTATCAGATAGAATTCGAATGTCCTCGATAGAAGCTCCGGCGTTATATTGCGCGATCTCATATTTTAGGCTTTGGAGCCTTACGGAAATAATCGCGTCGGTCACCCTGTATTCTTGAGCCAATTTAGCAATACGAAGATCAATATCAAATGAAGACAGTTCCTGATTGTAAAGATCGGACACTTCGGGAACAAATCGCTCATAGGGCACTAAAAACTGTGCCGCCCCTTCATTTGCCTGATACTCCATAGAGCTTTCCTGACTAATAATATTCTTTTCTGAACATACGCATTTGCAATAGGAAATGTCATGAGAGAAATAATGAATGCCCTCGTGCATACAGTCAAAATTTTGCTGACCATTCGACCGGTTTTGATTTAATCCGATTGTTGTGGAAATATCTCCTTTATATAAAATTCCGCAAATATCGTTTGTACTGAAAGGAATGTACTCGATTCTCAAGTTCCTACAAAAGCATTGCAGAATTTCTTTTGAGTCGAGCGGATATAAATACAGTCCCAATGAACATTTCAAAAGATCAATTGTACGATATATTTCTGCTTTAGTACTATATCTATTTAGCGGGAATTCTGCCATTACTTTTGGTCGCGCTCCCTTGCCCGTTTAATGAAATCTAATGCAAGTTCGATATCGTGTGCACTGTATCCTTTGTCCTGCGCACTTTTCATAACTCGGAAAAATGCCTGATCCAGTTCTGGATTTTCAGCCTGCGCTTGCGCGGGCTTTTCTTTTTGCTCGTTTCCGAGAAGATAGTCGGTTGAAACGCAAAAGTAATCGGCAATTTTATTTAATGCATCCCCGCGCGGCACATATCCATTGTTTTTCCAGTTACTTACGTTTGATTTATTGATGCCACATTCTTCTGCCGCTTTACTTGGCTTAATTCCTCGTTTCTCGCAAAGCTCAGCAAATACATCATAGAACATAAAACTGTCTCCTCTTCATATGCGTCAAAAAAGTTTAAGAACATGGCAAAAAAGTGTTGACAAGTTTATGTTCATGCACTATACTATGAATCACAAAGTTGCAGTACATAAACTAAAACATGCCCGCTCCGCTGAATAGCAGTCAGCAGAGTTTATGTTCTTGTTGTCACAAACAGATAATAGCACATTAGTTTAAGAAATGCAACAATAAAATTAAAGAAGGTGAACTTTTGATGCCTGAAGATTGGACTGCCCGGTTGATTGCCGAATTGCATATGAATCGTATCTCCAAAAAGCGTCTTGCAGAGCAACTCGGATACACGCCGGAATATGTAAGCATGGTACTCAACGGACATAGAAGCCCAAATGGGGCAGAGAATGAATTTTCAAAAGCCTTGGACGAGCTTATTCAGAAAAAACAGAAAGAAGGTACATAATGGACAGTCAACTATCAATCGGCAATCTTGTCACCGTCGGTGACATGAAATTTCACGACATCGAGGGCGGGTTTGGTAAGAACAAACGTGCAATGCTCGTGAAAGAAATAGCTGAAATCCACAATCAGCCTCTTGGCGAAATCAACCGCCGTATTAATGAAAATCGGAAACACTTCATCGATGGCAAGGACATTTTGGACATTAGGGCTAATGGGTTTGAGCCATTAGGTCGGAAACTTGGATATTCAAAGCAATCTTTCAATCAATCAACCAACATCTATGTCCTCTCGGAGCGCGGCTACTCGAAACTCCTGAAAATCATGGACGACGATCTCGCGTGGGAGAAATACGATCAGCTCGTTGACGGGTATTTTCAAATGCGGCAAGTCATCAAAGAATCTCCTGAAGCTCTGGAATCCGCGAAGCGCATCCGAGCTGAAGCAATGCTCCTGAATGCGAAGACGCGCGCATTCAAAACGGTCAAAGCCGTCAAGGACAATGCACAACTTTCTGATGTTGCTGCCGAACTGTACGGGCTTTCTACACTGGAAAATCTGCTCGACTCGAAGTTGGGACACGCTCCCGAGGTTGGAAAGCTCTACACCGCTTCGGAAATCGCGAATTCCATCAGACACGGCTGCACGGCGCAGAAGATCGGCAGGGTTGCAAAGGCAAATAATCTTCAAACCGACGAATTCGGCATCTGGACGTTGGACAAGTCCCCATATAGTGCGAAGCAAGTTAATTCCTTCCGCTATAACGAACAGGGTAAAGCAAAATTGAAATCACTGTTCGGCGCGTGAGGTGGCGAATCCAATGCAAAAATTTGAAACCGACTGGAACCGTGTACCTTTGATCTTTGACCTTGCCTACGCTGCCACACTGCTGGATGTCAGTCTTGACCGGATGCACAAGCTCGCGCAGCAGAAACGGTTTCCAGCATTTAAGGTAGGCAAGCTCTGGCGGGTACGCAAGGACGATCTGCTCACCTACATCGACAAGCAGAAATCCGCCTGACCGGGCGGAGGAAGGAGGGACAAGCTGATGGATAAACTGAAACCGTGCCCGTCATGCGGGAAAAAGTGTCTTGCTATCGACAGAGACACTGGTGCAGTTGCCTGTATGCTTTGCGGCATGAGAGCACCGAACAAAGATGTTTGGAACCGCCGCGCCGAACCGGAAAACAAGCTACAGTGTGACGGGTGCGAAAATCAGAAGCGCGACGGATTTAACCATGAAGTCTGCGTACACTGCAAGCAGCATTGGCCTGACCATTACGCTCGCAAGCCGGAAGGGAGCACACCATGAAGATTACTTGCCTGAATTGTAAGCACTCGAAATTCATCGCGGGCATCGCCCCGTCGCTATCGCGCATGATGGGCGCTGAGCCACATCCATATCCTACACATACATGCCAAAAATACGGGATTACGCGACGCAGAGAAAAATACAGTATAAATCGCTTACCACAATGTGTAAAAGAAAACGGTGGAGAGCGCAAGCCGGAAGGGAGTGAATCGTGACCGACAATTCCGGCAAAATCATTCTTGACCTCTGCGGCGGAACGGGTGCCTGGTCCAGACCCTACCGCGACGCCGGTTATGACGTCAGGCTGGTAACTCTGCCGGATAACGATGTGCTTACATACGAGCCGCCGACCGGCGTTTACGGAATTCTTGCCGCGCCGCCATGTACGGAATTTAGCCTCGCAAAGAACGGCAGCCCAACGCCACGCAATCTGGATGCAGGTTTGCAGCCTGTTATGGGATGCCTGCGGATAATTTGGGAGTGCCAGCTTCAGCAAAGAATCAAGTTTTGGGCTATGGAGAATCCGGTAGGACTGCTTCGGCAATTCATCGGCAGGCCGAAATTCACGTTCCGGCAATGGGAGTTTGGTGATCCCGCGGTGAAACCTACCGACATTTGGGGATATTTCAACGAACCACGGAAGACAGTTCGGCAGAGGCCGGGCGGAATCGTGAAGCGCTACAGCAGCGGAAAAGTTAATACCTTTGCATGGGCCGCGCCGAAGCCTCCGGAATGGCTGGATGCAAGCAAACTGACGCGGGCCGATCTTCGAGCCATTACTCCGCCGGGATTCGCCCGGGCGTTCTTCAAAGCCAACAAATGAAAGGGAGTGAAAAGCCATGAACCGTATTACCCAATATTTTATCCGTCACCGCATCCGCAAAGCCAAGCGTATCATCGACCGGCGCAAAGCGGTAAATCGGCAGTGTATACGGAGTCGGATCGGCCATGTATGACCCGTGCAAGCAGTGCCAGAATTGCCCGCGGCAGCATATCTGCCGGAATTTCTGTACCACTTACAAGACCGCAGTCCGGGAAGATACCCGCAAAGGTCTGATTGAGTACGGACGGAGCGTTCATGACCGGCTCGTCAGGGTACAAAAATAGCCGCTCGTGACTGGCATTACGAACGGCCGCAGAAAAATTATTCGATACCGCTATTTTATAGCGAGAAAGCGAGAATGTCAAATGGACTTAAATATTCAGGCCGTTGCTGATGAAAAAATTCAGGCAATGCACGAAAGCGGCGAAATCAAAAAACGCATCGAGGATGATGTTCAGAAAACCGTTTTGGGCGCAATTGACGGCGCAATCAATGGTTATGAAATTCGCAGTCAGATTGAAAAGTCTGTTACCGAGAGCGTTTCCGGCGTCGTAAAAGAAATTGGATTTACCGGGTACAACGGCTTTATCGCTCAGACCATCAAAAGCATAACCGAGGGTGTTATGCGCGAAGACGTGGCGCAGAAAATTCAAAAGGTATTCAGTGACATGCTGATTGTCAAGCACGATGGAATTAAGCTTTCTGAAATCTTTCAAGCATACCGTAAATGGGTTTGTGAGAATACCGACGAAAGCGATAAATACGACCGACAGGAGTTTGTTTGCGATTTACAGACAAAGGAAGATGGAGCATTCACTATTTACACCGTCACATTCAATGACGAAAAAATCAGTGATTATGAGAGTCCTGAAATCAAGTTTACTATTTGCGTTTACGGCAAAAAAGAAAAAGATAGCATTTCCAGCCTGTATTTGGACGGCGAAAGCATGAAAGGCACATTCAAACTTGGCAGGCTTAGTGAGATTCAGTCCTTGCTTGCAAACCTGTATTTCAATGAAACTGAAATCATTCTGGACGTTGGCAGCGTGGACGATGATAACAGTTTCGACATTGATATTTGAGGTGTGCAGATATGACCGATAAAGAAATCATTACCCGGCAAGCTGCCGAGATTATCGAACTAAAGGACAAGCTGGCCGAGGCTGAAGCTGTCCGCAATCATTGGTTCAACGAAGCGCAGCACTCCATTCGGGTGCATCACGTTTCGCCGGTGGAAGAACATAACCTTCTGGTCGGCCTTTTGAAAATGGGGGAAAGACTATGAAACTGCTTACCTTTTCTGCTCAAAACTTTCGCAACCTCAACGTCGCATTCGACCCGCAGGGCCATAACGTCAACATCTTCGGCTGCAACGGCGCCGGAAAGACTTCCACAGAAGACGCGTTTCTGTGGCTTCTGTTCGGTAAGGATTCCGCGGACCGCAAGGATTATGATCTGATTCCGCATAAACCCGGCAAAACTGTTCCGGATACCGGCTGCGGTAAAGAACCGGTTGTCGAAGCAAAGCTCGAATATTTCGGCAAAACCGTGAAACTGAAAAAATCCTACATAGAGGAATGGCCGAAGCGTGGCGCCTCGAAAGGCAAGTACGGCGGCAGCAAAACGCATTATTTTGTGGATGATCTGGAAGTTAAGGCCGGGGAATATACGTCAGTTGTAAACGAGCTGATTGACCCGGAGCTATTCAAATTACTCACAAATCCGCATTATTTCTCCGAAACGCTGAGCTGGCAGGACCGCCGCGCGACGCTCGTTAAAATTGCCGGGGATTTGAATGTTACACCCGCGCCGGAGCTGGCTGCAATGATGGGTGAGCGTGCGTTTGATAACTTCTATGCTCTCTCAAAGCAGAACGCCAAAGCCACGCAGAAGCAGCTTGACGGAATGCCGTATGCAATCAGCGAGGCACAGAGATTGATCCCTACAGGACTGCCAGATATGCCCGATGTGGATACGCTTACCGCTCGCCGCGACGGACTCGAAAATCAGATTCAGACGCTGAAAAACGATGATTCCGCAAATGCGGTCCGACGCGAGATTGCCGAGCTGGAAACGAAGATTGCAGAGGGGCGGAGCCGGTATATTGCCGGGGTGAACACGGAGAACGAAAAGTTTCAGAACGGGATCACGCGGCTGGAGACGGAACTCAGGGGAAAAGAGAGTGCACGCGACGATCTGGCAAATAGGCAGCGGCACCTTGCATCTGAAATAGCGGATCTTACCGAACGTAAGACTCGGAAACTTGCTGAATGGCATTCTGCAAATGATCGTGTATGGACTGGTTCCGACACATGCCCGACGTGTGGACAGAAGCTCCCGCCGGAGCAAGTCGAATCAGCAAAGGCCGCTTTCAATAAACAGCGCAGCGATGATCTCGAGCAAATCATGGAAGACGGCAAAACTCTCGCTAAAAAAATCGAAGAAAATCAGGCCGAAATTGCCGAAAAAAACACCGCTCTCGAAACGCTTACCACTGAAATTACCACGCTTGAATCCCGTATCGAAAAAGGCAAATCCATGCTGAAGCCCTGCTCCTATGAAACTCAAATTGAATTCAAGCAGCTCAACGGGCGTCTGGTTGACCTGAAAAACAAGCTTGCAAATAACGCGGACACCGAGAAAAGCGGCAAGCTGGACGCGCTGGCGGCACAGTTGAACAGCGTAAAGCAGCAGATTCAGAGTGCCGAGCGCATTGAAATTCTGATTAAGCAAGTAGAGAACCAGAAAAAGCACGTCACGGAGCTGCAGGATCAGCAAAAGAAAATCGCGGCAGACCTAGGCAAATGCGAAAAGGCCGTCGCTCTCTGTGAGGATCACGTCAAGAAACAGGCCCATGCGCTGGAAACCGCAGTCAATGACAAATTCAAGATTGCCCAATTCCGCATGTTTGCACCACAGAAAAACGGTGAAGAAGCTGAATGCTGTGATGTGGTTTATCCGAACGGCTCGACAAATCTTTCCACAGGTGAACGGCTGCAGACCGGCATCGATATTATTAACACGCTGTCGAAATATTACGGCGTGGATGCTCCAATCTGGATTGACAATGCCGAGGGCATCACGCTGCCGGTGGAAACCGACGCACAGATTATCCGGCTGGTTGTGTCCGAAAAAGACGAAAAACTGAGAATCGAGGTATTCAATAAATGAGCGTAAAAGACGATTTTTTGAAAATATACACGGAAAATATCCACCGCGACGGCTCGGACAAGCTACTGGAATGGCTGAAAGGTTCCGACTTTTTCACCGCCCCGGCAAGTGCAAAGTATCACGGTAACCATGAGGGCGGGCTGTGCGAGCATTCCGTGAATGTATATCGCAGATTATCCAGCGTGATTACTTCATCTAAAGCAGAAATCATCAACCCCAAAGGGACACCTGTTTCCGAAACAATCGCCATTTGCGGCCTGCTTCACGACGTATGCAAGGTGAATTTCTACACCACTTCGATGCGGAATGTCAAAAACGAATCTACCGGCCAGTGGGAGAAGCAGCCATATTACTCAATCGACGACAAAGTACCTTACGGCCATGGTGAGAAATCCGTCTACATCATTTCCGGGTTCATGCGCTTGACCCGTGAAGAAGCATTTGCGATCAGGTTCCACATGGGTGACTATTCCGACAAAAACGTTCCGCAGGCATTCCGAATGTTCCCGCTCGCGCTGATGCTGCATATTGCGGACCTCGAAGCAACTTTTATTGATGAAAAGGAAGGTAAATGATATGTCCGAAAAAAATACTCTTGTCAAAACCGTCACCACTGCCGTTTCCACCGACGTGCGCGGATTCCTCGCGCGGGGCTCTCTGCAGCTCCCGGCAAACTATTCTGTGGAAAACGCGCTGAAATCTGCGGCGCTGTCGCTGCCCACGGTGAAGAACTTCCAGAACTGCACGCAGGAGTCTATAAAATCCGCTCTCATGTCCATGTGTGTGCAGGGCTTGAACCCGGATAAAAAGCAGTGTTATTTCATTGCATACGGCGAAACGCTCGCCTGCCAGCGTTCTTACCTGGGCGACGTTGCCGTCGCAAAGCGCGTTGACCCTCAGATAGAGGAAATTTACGCCGAGGCTGTCTATGATGGCGACAAGTTCGATTATGAGATTAAGCGCGGCAAAATCACCGAGATTCATCACTCCCAGAAACTTGAAAACAAATCGAAACCGATTATTGCGGCTTATGCGACGGTCCTTTATAAGGATGGCAGCGAGGTTTCCACGGTCATGACCATGGCGCAAATAAAACAGGCTTGGGCGCAGTCTACGTCACACCCGTTTGACGATAAGGGAAAATTGAAAGCTGACAGCGTTCATGCAAAGTTTCCGGAAGAAATGGCAAAGAAGACCGTGGTGCATAAGGCATGTAAGCCAATTATCGGCAGTTCGTCCGATTCCTCTCTGTTTGGAAAATACGCGAAGCAGTGTGCCGACGTTGCGGACGCTGCAGAGGTCGACGAGGAAGTCGGCGAGAACGCCAACCGGGAGTATGTAGAAACGGATGCGCATGAGGTCCCAGAAAATGTTGACCCGGAAACCGGCGAGGTTATCGAACCGGCCCCGCAGAAAGAAGCTGAACCGTTTTGAATATTAAAGTTATCGGTTCCGGCAGCTCTGGCAACTGCTATCGTATCGACGACGGAAAGACCGCGCTCTTAATTGAGTGCGGCCTCCCTATCCGAAAGATTAAAGCTGGCTGCGACTATAATCTTTCCGCAATTGCTGGGTGCATCGTAACCCATGAGCACAAAGACCATTCTCTGGCCTGCAATGATCTGATGAAAGCAGGGGTTGATGTTTACATGACTGGTGGAACCGCTCGGGTGTGCGGCGTGGAAGCATACCGACTGAAGCTATGGAAACGTAATTATTACGATGACATCGGAAATCCGTATTACCGCGCAGAGCGCATCGGCACTTTTACAGTCAAGCCCTATATGGCACATCACGACGCTGCCGAACCGGTTTTCTACCTGATTGAAAGCACAGCAGCCCACGAGTGTCTTCTGTTTGTAACGGACTCCTATTACATTGATTACCGTTTCAGCGGCCTGACTCACATCATGGTGGAAGCCAATTTCTGCGCCGATTCTTTGGCCGATGCGGACAACGATCCGCGGCGTTCACGGCTGCGTCATTCCCACATGTCATTGGAAAACTGCATTGGCTTGCTGAAAGCAAACGACCTGAAAAGCTGCCGCGAAATTTGGCTGATTCATCTTTCGAGCAGCAATGGCGATGCGGAAGAATTCAAACGAAAAGTGCAGGAAGCAACGGGGTGCGCCGTATATGTCGCATGAAATCCGAAGCTATCAATCCGACCTAATTCAGACCACCCGGCAGGCTTACAGAGACGGCTTTCACGCTCCCCTGATAGTTTTACCATGTGGCGGAGGAAAGTCCATTATCGCGGCGGAAATGGCACGAGCGGCGACAGAAAAAAACAACCGCGTTTTGTATATCGTTCATCGGCAGGAGCTTTGCGAACAGATCCGCAGCACATTCCGATGGTGGGGCGTGGATATGAATCTCTGCCGCATCGGCATGGTTCAAACAATCTGCCGACGCACAACAAAAATCCATGTGCCGAGGCTAATCATTATCGACGAATCGCATCACGCTCTGGCCCGCAGTTACCGAAAAATCTTCGAAGCGTTCCCGAACGCGCAGCGCGTGGGAATCACAGCAACACCGGTTAGGCTGAACGGCGGCGGCCTCGGTGACGTTAACGACAAGCTCATTGTGGGCGTTTCTACAAAATGGCTGATTGAACATAGCTATCTGGCACCCTACGAATATTACGCGCCGACCGTCGCAGACCTAACCGGAATCCACACGCAGCACGGAGAATATGCAACAGATGAAGTCGTCAAAAAACTCAACCAATCGGCAATCTATGGCGACGTGATCGGGTATTATCGGCAACTTGCGGACGGACAGCAGGCTATTTGCTACTGTGCTTCGATTGAACATTCTCAGAACATGGCCGCGCAGTTTCGGGCGGCAGGAATTACCGCAGAGCACGTCGACGGAGAAACGCCGAAGCAGGAGCGAGCAGATATTATCGGTAGGTTCCGCTCTGGTGAAATAAAAATCCTGTGCAATGTGGACTTAATTTCCGAGGGATTCGACGTTCCCGACTGCAGCGTTTCAATTCTTCTCAGGCCGACGAAGTCTTTGACACTTTACATTCAGCAGTCAATGCGCTGCATGAGATACAAGTCCGGAAAAAAGGCCGTGATTATCGACCATGTGGGAAACTACGCACGGTTTGGCTTGCCGGATATGGAACGAGAATGGGATTTGACGCCGAAGAAGCCCGGTAAGAAAAAAGAGGAAACAGATTTTAAAATTCGGCAATGCCCGAAATGCTTTTATACGCATGAATGGGCCGAGAGCTGCCCGCACTGCGGCTATGTTTATCCCGTTAAGGAACACAATCTTGAAGAAATTAAAACAGCGCGCTTAGAGCAGATAAAAGGCATTGTGCTTGATTATAAAACGCCGAATGACTGCCAAACGATGGAGGAATTAAGGGCATATGCGAGAAAACATGGATATAAACCTGGATGGGTATGGTACCAAGCGCGGAAAAGAGGCATTATCGCATAATGAAATTGACAATGCAATTATATCATGACAATTTTCAGAACTTTAAATGTTACAACATTCCGAAGGCACAGCTTATCATAGCGGACATTCCGTACAATCTCGGAAATTATGCCTACGCCTCCAATCCAGAATGGTATGTCGGCGGCGATAACCGAAATGGTGAAAGCCAAAAGGCAAATAAGCAGTTCTTCAATACTGATGGGCGCTTCAAGATTCCGGAATATATGCACTTCTGTTCGCGACTGTTAAAGAAAGAACCAAAAGCCAAAGGGCAGGCCCCGGCCATGATTGTATTTTGCGCTTATGACCAAGACCAGATGCTAATTGACTACGGCAAAAAGTACGGATTTATGCACAGCTATCCGATATTTTTCATCAAGCATTTTTCGGCACAAGTTTTGAAAGCCAACATGAAGATTGTTGGCGCAACGGAACACGCAATCGTGCTTTACCGCGACAAACTTCCCAAATTCAACAATGGCGGCAGAATGGTTTTTGATTGGTTTGAGTGGCAAAAAGACAATCCAGTGCGCTATCCTAAAATTCATCCGACGCAGAAGCCGGTTGCCATGCTGAAAAGGCTAATCGAAATTTTTACGGATGAGGGTGACGTTGTAATTGACCCATGCGCCGGAAGTGGAACAACACTACGGGCGGCTTATGAGCTAGGCCGCAATGCATACGGATTCGAGGTGGACAAAAAATTTTACGAAGCTACTCAAGAAAAGATGCTTAAACCTGCGTGGGAAGAACGCAATTATAAACAGCAATCATTTTTTCAGGAGGCTGCAACATGACTGAATCCGATATCCAAAATCAAATCCGTGTCGCGCTATCTGATTATGGCTGTGTTTTCAGAACAAATGCGGGCGACTTCTGGCAGGGGGAACAGGTTTATTCGCAGGAATTCAAGCAACCGGTTTTAATTCATTTGCGCCGTGTCTGCGGCCTGCCAAAAGGATTCTCCGATTTGCTTTTCTGTGGGTTTGACAGCCGAACGGCGTTTGTTGAAGTAAAGCAACTCCACGGCAGAATCAGACCCGAGCAAACCGATTTTCTCGCGCTCATGCAGTCTTACGGGTATGCTGCTGGGATTGCCCGCAGCCCGGAAGATGCATTAGCAATCGTGCAACATAAATCCATATAGCAGGAGGTTAAAATATTATGGCATACAGTGTAAATTATGACGAAGCGGCGGAAGGTTCCGAGCTGATCCCGGAAGGAGAATATGAGTGCATTATCAAATATGCGGGCGAGGATGCTACAAAAGGCGGAACCGTTTACATGGGCGTCACGTTTGTGGTCCGCAATGATGTCGACCAGCCATGCAAAAACAAATACATCTGGCATCACATCTGGCAAAAAAAAGAGCCGTCACCTGCCGATCTTGCTTGCAGCGGATATTCGAGCAAGCAGATCAACGCGGTTTCAAAAGCCGCAAAGCTGCCAAACGGCAAAAGCTATGATTCTCTCACTGACTGGGCCGACGAACTGAAAAATAAATGCGTGCGCGTCACCGTGGAACACGAAGAATATAAAGGCAAAACCAATGCAAAAGTGAAATGGGTAAACGAATCAAAACACCCAGACTGCCGGCATAAATGGAAGGGCGCGGACGACGTTACCGGAGAAGCTGCTCCTGCCGAAAACACTACCGAGGAATTTCAGGAAGTCAAAACAACATCCGAAGACGATTTGCCATTTTAATCCGGGGAGCTGATTATTTTGTACGAATGTATCCCGCAGGAACTCCGCTCGGTTCCAAACTGGTGCTGCTGGCAGGCGGCACCAGACCCCGGCCGCCCGGGGAAAATCAAAAAAATACCCATTAACGCGCGTACCGGAAAGCAGGCACAGTCCAACAACCCGAAAACATGGTGCAGCTTTAGCGAGGCTGTTGCGGCTTCTGGCAGCTTTTCCGGCATTGGCTTCATGTTTACCGGTTCCGGGCTTTTCGGCGTTGACATCGACGGCGTGGAGGGCGCAATTGAGGACTATAGACACGGAGAGACAGACAACATCATTGCGGAGTTTATTTTCACTTTACAGTCTTATGCCGAATACTCGCAGAGCGGGCACGGAATTCATATCATTTGCCGGGGCAAGCTTCCGGCAGCCGGCCGCCGCCGAAAAAATGTCGAGATGTACGATTCCGGCCGGTTTTTCATTATGACTGGAAATTGTGCTTCCGAATTTGCCGAAATTACAGACTGTACCGAACGAATCAAGCCTCTGCACGAAAAATACATCGGGTCTGGGACAGAGCCGACAACTGGGGTTGCTCCAGCCGCTCCGCTGAATTTATCCGAATCTGAAATCATTCGATTGGCCGAGGATTCCAAACAGGGCGAAGCATTTCGGACACTGTACTCCGGGAAATGGGATTCAATCTATACGTCACAATCAGAAGCTGATCTCGGTTTCTGCAATATGCTCGCATTCTGGTGCGGATGCGACGAACAACTCATGGACAAGATTTTCCGCTCCTCCGGACTAATGCGCGAGAAGTGGGACCGAAAGCAGTCTGGAACTACATACGGCCATATTACGTTGCAGAAAGCGATCAAGGGCTGCAGCAAAACTTACCAGCCAAAATCGGAATATCATATCGTAATCGGGCAGCCCACCGCAAAACCGAAGAAAAAGAAGCTCTATTCTTTCGACGACACCGGCAACGCAGAAAGGCTTGTGGATACATTCGGTGACCGCATTCGGTACAGCTATGTCAATAAAGCATGGCTGTACTACGACGGTCGGAAATGGTGCTTCGACGTGACCGGCGCAATTCACCGCATGGCTGACGAAATTATTGAAACCATGCGTGGAGATATGGACAACTACGTCAAAAACGCGCCGCAGAGCTGGGGCGATCCTGACGTAATCGAAAAAAGTTTCATGAAACATTTGAAGCAGTCCCGCTCCAATCGCTCAAAAAGCTCCATGATCGCCGAAGCGCAGCACCATGTTCCGATTACGCCGGACCAACTCGACACCCACAGAGAACTTCTCTGCACGCCAAATGGGATCGTCAATTTGAAAACCGGCGAGCTGCAGAACCATGATAAGGATAAATTCATCACGAAAATTGCGAACTGCGAATTTACTGACAAGATTGACCATCCGCTGTGGGACTCATTTTTAGAGAGCACTTTCGGCGGGGACCAGGATCTGATTCGGTACATTCAAAAAGCAATTGGCTATTCCATTACAGGATCGACGCAGGAACAATGTGCGTTTTTCTGCTACGGGACCGGGAGAAACGGCAAGTCGACGTTCCTCGAAACCATATCGGACGCGCTGGGCGACTATGCAACAAATATCCAGCCTGAAACAATTATGGTCAAGCCTGGGACCAGTGGGCCAACTTCCGATATTGCTCGGTTAAAAGGTGCTCGTTTTGTAAACTGTGCAGAGCCAAACGAAGGAGTCCGGCTGAATGAAGGGCTTGTCAAACAGCTCACCGGCGGTGATAAGGTCACGGCTTCAAAAAAATACGAAAACGAATTCGAATTCTACCCGGAATTTAAGCTCTGGATGTCCACAAATCACAAACCCGTGATCCGCGGCACGGACGTCGGTATCTGGCGTAGGATCTGTCTGATTCCGTTCACAGTCTGTATTCCCGAGGATAAGGTCGACAAGCACCTGAAATTCAAGCTGCAGCGCGAGCTTCCCGGCATCCTGAAATGGGCCGTTGACGGCTGCCTGATGTGGCAGAGAGAGGGCTTAAAACAGCCCGCCGCTGTCGCTGCAGCTACTGCCGAATACCGTTCCGAAATGGACGTTATCAGTGCGTTTATCGCTGACTGCTGCATCGTGACTAACGATCCGCGTAGAGAGAGAGCAAAAGACATGTTCTCCGCTTACGCAAAATGGGCGAAAGAAAATAACGAGTATGAAATGAAGTCGACGAAATTCGGCAGAGAAATGGCGAAGAAATTCGATAAAGGTCACGATATGAACGGCGCTTATTATCTTGGAGTTCGGTTAAATGATGAATACGAACCGTATCAAGTAAAATTTGGTTCTTAAAAGTAATAATATGACGGGTCTAATGACGAGTTTATGACGGGTACAAAATTGCCAATAAATCCAGTACTGATGCGGGTTCGAGCTATAAAAAAGTGCCATGACGGGTACCGTTTTCTAACCTTTATATATAAAAATAAAAAGATATATATATAAGGGTATAGAAAAAATGAAAAAAATAGGGCCGAAAAAGTGGTACAAACCCGCATGTAGACTGAATAAAATAGGATTTTCAACCCGTCATGCAACCCGTCATTATAAGAAAGAAAGTGGATTTTATTGAAAAAAGTTATATCTCTTCAAAATCTTTCCAGAATTACGGGGTTATCAAAGAAGATGCTCCGCGAAGATATAAATAATGGCACTTTGAAAATCAAGCGTTATCGGGCAAACAATTCTTATGAAATTGAATCTGACGATCTAATTTCTTATTGCGGATTAATGCACTACTCATATTGCGGACGCGAACGCGCGGATTTACCGGAAAACGTAAAGGCAAAATTTGAAATGCTGCCGGATAAAAGCAGCGGGAGGAAAATTTGATGGATCAGAAATATTTATCAGAAATCAAGGCAAGAGAGCATGAGGCCAACCATGAATGATAATCTTGTAACTATCGAACAAACGCAGGAATTTTACGAATTCTTGCAAGGGCAAATTCCCGACAATGATGCACAGAAAATCACTTTCACGGATCCGCCGAAGGTCAGCAAGGAAACCGCCGTTGACATTATTTATTACTTGCAAGAAGTAATGCACGTCATTCCGGATACATACGAGAGCTGTAAAAAGTGCGGGGATTTCTTTGATTCGGATAATGACGGCTGTTTGGCCGGCTTCTGCGAATGCTGCGGTTGCCAGTATCCGAAATTTGAAGATCAGGACGAAGGCTGTGTGAAGTGCGAGGAGGCTCTTTATGAAAGTGCAACAGATTGATTTTACGCCGCTCGAAGTGGCTGAAACACTCGAAGATATCGCCGCCGTGTCCGATCTGAAAGCGGTAGACGGTGCCAGAAGTGGGCTTGTGAATCTTTCCAAAAACGATGCAAGCAGCCTACGAGTAATCGCCTCAATGCTTCGCAAAATCTCCGCAGGAGAGTATACGCCGGTGGTGCATGCACAGTGGGAAGAGGTAAATCCAGGGCATGACATTTTGTTTGAATGCTCAAACTGCGGAAGAATTATCTCTACAAGCTGGGGGAGCTGTGAAGACGAGGACACGAAAGGAAACAATGGATGCGACCCGACGGAAGAATGGCTGTGCTGCCCCACGTGTGGCGCTCCGATGGACGAAAAGGGTGATAGCCATGATCTGTCCGAAATGCGGCAGCAAACGGATGAAGGTAATTGATTCACGGCAGGATGATCTTGGCCGCACCCGGCGGACCCGAAAGTGCCTGACATGCGGGTGCAAATGGAAAACGTATGAGGTCGATGCGGACATGTTGCAGCGGCTGATGCGCGGATATAGAGGTGATAAAATTGTCAAGCAAGCGTGATCTGAAGCTGGACGAGTACAACATTGGAAAGTATGCTTACCGGGAATTACATAACTTCTGCCTGCAGTATCCGTATAAAAAGCAACGCCTTGCCGATTTGCGAAGCCCATACCATTCACCGGTGATTACAGGGTTACCGCATGGAAACGATGCAGGGCAGCCCACGGAAGACAGCGCGGAGCGGGCAGCAATACTTTCCCATGACTGCGAAATGATCGAGCAGGCGGCAATACAGGCGAGTTCGGAGGACTACCAGAATTTAATACGGGCAGTTACTCAGGACATGCCGTGGTATTATTTGAGGTCAATCTATGGGCTGAAAACATGTGAGAAATATTTCAGAGACGCGCAGCACCGGTTTTACTATCTTCTGGCCCAAAAGAAGAAAATAATTTAATCATGCCGTTCTGAGGACGTTCTTTCGTGATTTAATGATATCAGTGGAAGCACGGGATGATCTTCCATCACTCACATTCCTCCCGGCGCCGTCGTTATGGGCGGCGCTTCCTATGCGGCGGTCGGTATCCCAATAACTCTGACGCTGGTTCGACTCCAGCAGGCCGCGGCGAATACTTCGAGCGTCCAAAATGGGCGCTTTTTTATGCCAGTGTAGCTAAATCGGTTGTAGCAGCACAGAGTAAGATTGTGGTTATCCGGCGAAGCTGCGCAGCATTAACCGGACGTATGCGGGTTCGAGTCCCGCCACTGGTACAAACAATGGCATCCGTTATTAGCGGATGCCACCAAACTCTACAGGGGATTAGCTACGGCAGATAGGCCCGCAGCAGCAGCACCAACAGCGACAACGGGGATTCCAAATCCAACCACACCGCCAAGGACGGCAGCAGCAGTAATCATAGCAGCACATATTATCCCTCCTCTTTTTGTGGCTACCACATATTATGATGACATAACAAAAAATGTTATTTTTCGATACAAAAATACTTTTTCCGTATTTCTCAATGGCAATTTGCTATTCGTCTTTTGTCCACAGTTTCAACAAGATTGTCAATATCGTGTGGGCGCCCATCGCGGCGTCCATTTTTATGCCAAAAACGGAGGTGAGGCAGTATGCAGTGTCGGAATTGTTGGCTGAATGATTACAAACGCAATGGGGCGGATTACTGTATGCTGCCGAGATGCCCATATGAACGTTTGAAACGAGGTGGTGGACCATGTGGCAAACGAGAAAAATCTTATGTCGGCGAAAGAGCTAAACAGTCGCTTGACTCCTGAGGAACGCGCGAGGAACGCCCGAGAAGCTGGCAAAGCCTCAGGTGAGGCCCGTCGGGCAAAAAAGACGCTTCGGGAATATTCGGACTTTTTGCTTTCTCTCCCTGTTGCTGATCGCCGAAAATGGAACAAACTGTCCCGCGCGGGTGTACCGCCCGAGGGCTGCGACAATAAAATGCTTGTTGCCTTTGCTTTGATGCAGCAAGCACAGGCCGGTGACGTACAAGCGGTTAAAGAACTTCGAAGCATTATCGGAGAAGATACCAACGCCACGCTCATAAGCGCAGAAAGCGAGGACGATCCGATCACGAAGTCGCTCAAGGAGGATTTCAGCAAATGAGTTTTTCCGCAAAGCAAAAAGAAATTCTCCATTTTCCTTACACGGGTAAATCCGCGCTGATCTGCGACGGTGCGATCCGTTCCGGCAAGACGTCCGTCATGTCGCTGTCGTTTATCTTGTGGGCGATGGGTAACTTCTCCGGGCAGAACTTCGGCATTTGCGGCAAGACAGTCATTTCCGCCGAGCGTAATGTCATAAAGCCGCTGATAGGGATTAAATACCTACGCGAACAGTTTGCCCTACGCTTTGCAAATCACGTTCTGACAGTTTCCAGAGGCCATAAAACAAACACGTTTTATGTGTTCGGAGGCAAAGACGAAGCGTCCTATATGCTGATTCAGGGTATTACCCTCGCGGGTGTCCTGCTGGACGAAGTGGCTTTGATGCCGGAATCGTTCGTGAATCAAGCACTAGCCCGCTGCTCTGTCGAGGGTTCAAAATACTGGTTCAACTGCAACCCGGAAGGGCCGTTTCATTGGTTTTATCGTGACTGGATTTTACAGTCGGAAAAGCATAACGCGGAGCACCTTCATTTCCTGCTGGAAGATAACCCGTCGCTCAGTGCGGAGAAAAAGCAGGAGTATTACAACAACTATTCCGGTGTCTTTTATGATCGTTATATTCTCGGTAAGTGGGTAGCAGCTGACGGTTTGATTTATCCCGACGTTGCCAACGGGCAGGGCATTGTGGAACCCGCCGACCGGCAGTATGTGAAATATTGCATTTCTATCGACTACGGCACACTTAACCCGTTCTCTGCGGGCCTGTACGGCTTGTCAAAAGGCGTTTGGTATCGGTTCGACGAGTATTACCATTCCGGCAGGGAGACGCGCAGGCAGCTTACAGACGCAGAGTATTACACGGAGTTGGAGCGTCTGGCCGGGAAACGGTATATCAGTGAAATTATTATTGACCCGTCCGCGGCTTCCATGATTGCAGAAATCAGGAAGCACGGGCGGTTTTTAGTTCGAGGCGCCAACAATGATGTTGTGGATGGAATCCGGGAAACGGCCAAAGCGTTTAAGCTCGGCAAGATAAAAGTTACCCGGAATTGTTCCGGCGCACTCATGGAATTCTCCGCGTACAAGTGGGACGACAAAAAGCAGGAAGATAAACCGGTCAAGGAAAACGACCACGCAATGGACGAAATCCGGTATTTCGTAAATACGGTTATGGTCCATCATGGCGGCACGACAATAGGGTGGTGATTTTTAAGATGCAGTCTTTAACAATTGACTTCAACAATATAGGACAGCTCCGTTCAGTAATTCAAAACTATATGTACTCTGAAAACTGCTCCTATCAGCGTATGAAAGCGCAGGCTGAGCAGGGCTTTAAATACTACGACAACGACGATCAGATCAAGAAGACCGGCGCTGCCTATGTGGACGAGGTCAATTCCTTTTTGAAGCATATCGGAAGATCGCCGCTGCATTCTGCCAACAACAAAATCAGCATGAACCGGCACCGCGTCGTTGTGGATCAGAAAATCGGCTATCTGTTCAGTGCGCCGCCGCAATTCGACCTTCCGGCAGACGACACCGAAACCGGCGACGATGCAACGCTGAAATCTGTCAACGACACCATCGGAATGCAATGGCCGAAGGTTATCAAGCAACTCGGCACAGATGCGTCCAACGCTGGCCGGGCATGGCTGACGTACTGGCAGGATAACGAAACCGGCAAATTCGATTATTGGTTTGTGAATCCGCTGACGTGCATTCCGATATACGACCGCAGCACAGTCAAGAAAAAGCTCCTGTATCTTCTCCGGGCCTATGCCTACAACGACCAGAACGGCAAGGCAGTGACGCGCTATGAGGTGTGGTCGGATACACAGGTTGCTTACCTGATTAAACCGGAGGATCGCAGCGGCGTAAAAGCGATCATCAATTTTGAAGTTCTTCCGGATGGCACATGGAACATCCAGCCACACAATTACGGCAGAATCCCGTTTATCGAATTCCGCAATAACGCCCATGCCGACAACGACCTGATTATGTACAAGGATATTATCGACGCGCTCGATAAACTCGTTTCCGGCTTTGCGAACGATTGTGACGACATTCAGGAAGTCATTTGGGTGCTGAAAAACTACAATGGCGAAAAAGAAGTACCCGCTTACGGCAAAGACGGCAAGGTAGTTACGGACGAGGATGGCAACCCGGTCATGCGTCCGGTCGACGTTCCGCAGATGCTTAAACTCAAAAAGTTCGTTACTGTGGACGAAAACGGCGGCGTCGACAAAATTCAGAACGAGATTCCGTATGAGGCGCGGCAGGCATTTAGAAACATCCTTAATGAAGAATTCTGGACATCCGCAATGGCCGTTAATCCGAACCCGCCGAGTGGAACCGGCAATCAGTCCGGCGTGTACATTGACTATCTGTATGGTCTGCTGGAACTCAAAGGTGGTCTGATGGAAACCGAATTTCGAGATTCCATCGATGAATTTCTGAAAGCTGTTCTGCACTACCTCGGAGCGGATGAAACGAAGCAGTTCAGGCAGACGTGGAAACGCACGAAGCCGCAGAACAACACGGAAACCGCTACGATTCTGTCCACCCTGCCCGATACGGTCATGTCGGACGAGACGAAGACGAAGAACGCGCCGTTTGTGGACGATTGGCAGGCAGAGCGGGCGCAGATCGACAAGGAGCAGAAGCAAAAGGAACAGAATATGCTTGACCAGTTCGGGCAGCAGCACACGGAACCGGACGGGAACGGGCAGGAACCGGGTGCACCCGGGCAGAAAACAGGTGTGCCGGATGAACCGAAACCGCCGCAGGATAAGGGGGAGCCGCAAAAATGAAAGAACAGCCGAAATTATGCCCGTTTTGTGGGTGGGGAACGATTGTAGATATGGGAGGTCTTTTCTCTCATGCTGCCGGGTGCAATTCCTGCGGAGCGAAAACGAGAAACTGTAAAACCTGGGAAGAAGCCGTTTCCGCATGGAATCAACGAGCATATCCATATTCAACTAACGGAACAAAGCCGGTGTAGCCGATGGACAGTAAATCGTATTGGGAGCAACGCGCCGCCGACAGCATAGGCCGCATGGAGAAATCCGTGAACGGTCAAATCCCCGACCTTGTGGACGCATTCGAAGCCGCAAAACGTGATCTTAACGATCAAGTGGAGCGGTTTTTCGTGCGCTATGCCAAAAACAACAAGATTTCACTTGCCGAAGCACAAAAGCGGCTTTCGCTTTCCGAACTCAAGGACTTCCGGGGCGACCTTGCGGAGTATGAAAAGCTTGCCAAAAAGTCAATCGGGCACTTTGATTTACAGGTTGACAATCTGTCCGTGAAAGCCCGTGTACCGCGCATTGAAGCCTTGCAGACGCAGTGTGACGGTATTCTGCAAAAGCTTTATCAGGAGCGCCGCGACCAGATTAACGGCACGGCAACTGATATTTACACGTCGGAATATTATCACCGTTTATTTAACATTGAGCAATACACCGGGTTCAAATTCAACTATTCTCAACTCGCAACGTCGGCAATTCAGAAAGTTTTGCAACAGCCGGTAGAGGGCATGGATATTTCGGAACACCTCTGGCGGCAGGATATCGACACGGGTTTCAAGATTCGATCGACGCTGAACGACATGTTCGTGACAGGCAGACCGCCGCAATACTTCGCTGACCAATTGCAAAAGCAGATCGGTGCGGTTCGGGTGGATAAATCCGGTGCAGTAACCGGCACGGGCAAAAAATACGAAGCCTATCGTCTGCTATACACCGAATCCGCACACGTCACGAATCAGGCACAGCTGCAGGCTTGCGACGACGACGGAATCGACGAATTCGAAGATATCGTTACGCTGGACGGCCACACATGCCCTGATTGCGCCGAATATGACGGCAAGCATTATCCGGTAAGCGAGGCCATTGAGGGCGTTAATTGCCCGCCGTGGCATCCGTTCTGCCGCTGCACAACCGCGCCGTATATTCCGGAGCTGGCAGGATTGTCAGGCACGCGGGCGGCACGCGGGAAAAACGGAGAAACGGAGTCCGTGGACGACATGAGTTATGTAGATTGGGCGAAAGAGCACAATATCGGTTAATTCGTCCCGCCAATCGGCAGGGCGATTTTTTATACCATTTCGCCGACTGCGGGCGTAATCGGCAGGGCGGCACGAGGCGCGACCTCGTAAAAAAGCGTAGCCGCAGAAAGGATCTATATGGAACGCAAATTTTTGAAAGATCTCGGCCTCGCCGATGATGCCATAGAAAAGGTTATGGCCGAGAACGGCAAGGACATCAACGAACTGAAATCAGCGGGCGAAACAGCAAAGACCACACTCGCAGATTTGCAGAAACAGATCAAAGACCGGGACAAACAGCTTGAAACGCTGAAAACGTCTTCCGGGGACAATGAGGCGCTGAAAAAGCAGATCACCGATTTACAGGAAGCCAACAAGACGGCAAAGGCCGATTATGAAACCAATCTAAAAAAGGTTACGCTCGGCAGCAAGATTGAAACCGCCCTGCTCGGCGCAAAAGCCAAAAACGTCAAGGCCGTTCGTGCTCTTCTGGATGAATCCAAAATCAGCCTGGACAAAGAGAACGTCCTCGGTCTCGACGATCAGATTAAAGCTCTCCAAAAGAGCGACCCGGATTTCTTTGGCGAGAAAAAGCAAGACAATCCGCCTCCACCGGTCGGCGGAGGACCCGCCGGGGAAGGTGCAAGCGACCCGTTTGTAGCCGCTGCCATGAAAGGCGCTGGCTTGAAAATCGAAACTACAAATAATGGAGGTAATCAGTAATGGCAAATTCGATTGAATACGCAAAGAAATTTGTGCCAATCATCGACGCAATTTACAAGAACGGCTCTGTCACGCAGGGTATGGATGCCGCGACGAAGCCGGATTTCTCCGGTGCAAACGAAGTGTCTGTCCTGAAAGTTTCTACGACTGGCCTCGGCGACTATAGCCGCGCGAATGGCTATCCGAAAGGCGACGTAACCGCCGCGTGGGAAGTCATGAAGCTGTCCGAGGAACGCGGCAAGGAAATTTCCATTGACCGTATGGACAACGAGGAAACGCTCGGTCTGACCTTCGGCACCGTGACCGGCGATTTTATGCGGCTGAATGTTCTCCCCGAGCTGGATGCGTACCGTTTCGCAAAATACGCTTCCGCTTCCGGTATTTCTTCCGCAACGCCCGCCGCACTGACAAAGGATACGGTTCTTCCGGCAATCGACGAAGCGAGTCGTCAGATGGATGCCGACGAGGTTCCGCTTGAAGGGCGCAAATTGTATGTCAATTCCGAGTTGAAACCGGTGCTGAATCAGGCGCTCACCCGCATGTTCCAGTCCGACAACACCGTGTCGAACATCATTTCCGGCTACAATGGAATGCCGATCGTGTATGTCCCGAAAACCCGGTTCTACACTGCGATCACGCTGAACGACGGTTCCGCAGCATGGGGCTATGTGAAGAATGCTACCACGGGTAAGGACATCAACTTCATGATGATCTATCCGGGTGCTATCCTGCAGGTTGTGAAATTTGCCCTGCCGAAGATCTTCACGCCGGACGAGAACCAGGACAAAGATGCGTGGAAATTCCAGTTCCGCGAGTATCATGACGCTTTTGTCTATGACAACAAGGCCAAAGGCGTTTATCTGCACGCGAAACCGGCAGTTTAACGGAGGTAAAATATGCTGATTAGAAAAGGCGGTATTTACCGCAATATTGACGAAAAGAATTTACAGACTTACAAAGACCGTGGCTATGAGGTTGACAGGCCGGACGCAAAGGACCCGGTTATTTCCGATCTTATCAGCCGGGCCGAAAAGCTCAAGCTGAAACTCCCGGACGGCCTGACGGCTGAGCAGGTACGCGCCGCCGTGGAGCAGGCCGAGGCGGGAAAAGCTGCAAAGGCCGCGCTTGCCGCCGAAGCGAAAGCCGGTGCTACGGATGGCAGTGCTGGCAAGTGATATTCTTAAAGTAATCAAAAGTCGCCCGGCTACAATACCGGACGGCTTTTCTGATGTTGCCATTCAGTCGTACATCGACGAAGCGAAGCCGATCATGCTCGAATACTGTACCTTGCCGCAGAACGTCCAGAATGTCCCCGACGTACTTAAATATCCGTGGGTAGAAATTGCTACGACGCTGATGAACGGGGCCGCAGCGCTTACCACAGGCACAGTGACGCAGCTCAAAGAGGGCGACTCCACTATGACAATCGGAAGCAAGAAAACCGCCCAGGCGGATTTGTTCGATTCCATGAGTGTCAACAACATTCGGATCATGAACAGCTTTCGGACACTGTTTTGAGGTGATAGCATGGCAAGCCCATATGAAAAGCTCTGGAAAGACACGATGGACATTTACCGGTACAACGACGACGGAAGTCTTCAAACCACTCCCACACATACGGGCGTAAAATGCCATTACAGTATGGGAACCGTTCAGCCGGTCGGTACGGATTCCGTCCCAACGATGCAGAGCACGAACAAGCTGTTCTGTGCGCCGGACGTTGACATCAAATCCGGGGATTATGTGGAAGTCACGCAGCGCAACGGCGCAAAAGTCAATCTGACCGTGGGCGAGGGCTTTCCATATACCTACAATCAGGAATTCAGCGTCAAGAGAGCTGATAAGGCATGAGTAACGTAAGCGCAAACGCCGCCGCTATCGACCAATACCGGAAAGAGCTGCGGGAAATGCTTGGCGACATTTCGCAAATCGACAAAACAGTTTTGACGCGCGCCGTGAATGCTGGCTTAAGAGACGTCAAGAAGCATACTCCGACAGGTCAATATCCTGCCGGCTCCGGCAAGGTAGGTGGCACAGCACGAAAGGGCTGGCATTCTCCAATAGCTCAAAAAACCGCTGGCGGCATTGAAAAAGCACTTGAAAACAATGTTTACTATATCGCCTACGTCAATGATGGCCACCGCATTGTGAACCGCCAGGGCGAAACGGTCGGCTACGTTGAGGGGCAACACTTTTTAGAGCACGCCAACAACATTGTGGAAAAAGCTATGATTCAGGAATTCGACGCTGAGATAAAGAGGGTGAAAGCGAAGTATGGTGGATGATATCATCACGGCGATAGAGGTGCAGCTAAAAGCGCTTTGCCACACTGTTTATCGCTTTTACTGCCCTCAAAAGTTCAAAACGCCCTCTTTCCTTATTTCGGTGACAGATCAGGGCTATAGCCGGTTACTTCAAGGCTCATCTGCCGGGAAAATCTCATTTGACGTCCAATATTTTTCCGGGGCAAAATCCGTTGATATTAAAGCAACCCGCGCCGACTGTGTTTCCATGCAAGAAACGCTTTTGCGCGATTTTAATTTAGTTGGTGGATTCCGTTGCATCAACAAAGACGCCCGGATCACCGACAATGTTTTGCATTTTACTTTCGACGTTAAATACCGCGAATGCGTCGCGGAAGTAAACCCTATCATGGAAAAAATCAATCTTACGATAAAGGAGTGATACTATGGCGGGCACATGGACAGCGCAGGATAAAGTTGAGCCGGGTATTTATATCAACTATCTTGCGAAAATCACGTCCGCTCTTGCCGTGGGCGCACGCGGCACGGTTATTATTTTGCAGAAAGTTTCGGTCGGTAAAGCCGGGGACGAATACGTTATCACGGCAACCGATGGCAGCAAGTGGCCGACGGGTGCAACAACAGAAGATAAATTCTTTGCAGCCGAAGCGCTGAAGAATGCGAAGAAGGTTATCGTTTATAATCTCGGGGCCACGGTTACAAATGCCGTTTTTACTGCGGCAATTGCGGTCCTCGATGTGATAGACTTTGACGTTGTCTGCTATCCTTATGCAGCTGAAACGCTTGACGGCGCGACGGATTCAACGCATGCGCTCTTGAAAGCATGGCTGGACGTCGCCACAGGCACCGAGGGCAGAGGCATTCAGCTTGTAGCGCCTGACTTTGTAGCCGACAGCGAGAACGTCATCAACGTGGCTCACGCCGTCGTTTTATCCGACAGCACGGTACTGACAAACGCGCAGACATGCGCATGGGTAGCTGGTATCACGGCTGGCGCTGGCGTGAATCAGTCGAACACCGGCGCACAGTATGCCGGTGCGATTGATGTTTCACCGCGCATGAAGCGGAGCGACCGTGAGGCCGCAATTAAAGCCGGCAAGTTCATTTTCCTCGTGGACAATTCGCAGAACGTCACGGTCGATTATGACATCAATTCTCTGACAACGCTTTCGGATGCAAAGACAAAGGTATTTAAGAAAAACCGCTTTATCCGGTTGCGTGCTTCGGTCTACAACGATATCAACGCCATTTTCACGGCAAAAGTAAAAGGTAAATACGACAACACGCCGATAGGGCGCGATCGCTTTAAGACCTTGCTTGTGGAGTATTTCAACGAACTGCAGAACATGTCGGCAATTCAGGACTTTACTGCTGCCGACGTTGAGGTACTTCCCGGCAAGGATGGTGACGCGGCAGTCGTAAACGCCGGAATAGAGAATGTAGACAGCATCGAAAAAGTCTATATGACTGTTTCCGTATCATAAGGGGGGGGGCATAGATAATGGCTGATACTTACACACAATTGTCTGATACCCTCTCGTCGAAAGAGGGCAGCGCTTACATCACAATCAACGGGCAAAACCGCAAGATGTTTGAAATTTCAAAGCTCGAAGCGCACCTGGAATTAAAAATTAGTGACAAGCAGATGCTCGGCCATCGTATGAAGCAGCATAAGATCGTGGGTTGCGAAGGCACCGGCTCCATGACGTATTATTTCATGAATTCGGAGATGGCGAATGCCGCGATCGATTACGTCAATAGCGGTCACTTCGAAGGGTTTACCGTAATGGTAACGAACGAAGACCCGCAGTCTACCGTCGGCAAGAACGAAGTCGCGTTGTATAACGTGATTCCAAAAAAATTCTCTCTCGCTCATATCGACGACAGCAGCGACGACCCAATCACCGTTGAAACAGATATCACGTTTGACAGCGTTTCGTCGCTTTCGTCCTTCGGTCTGCCCGCGAATTACCAATAAGGAGGAAAAAAATAAATGAACAGTCTTGCCGCATTTCTTAATCCTGTGGAGGCTAAAAATAAAAAAGTTGTCATTTCGAAGCGCTTTGTGGACAACGGGAAGCCGGTCGAGTGGGAACTCCGGGCTGTATCCGAATCCGAAAATGCAAAGCTTGAACGGCAGCATACGAAAGCAGACCGCAAAACCGGCGTACAGCAGCTTGACCGTGTGGGGTTTGGCCACGCTCTGGCAGCGGCGGGCGTTGTGTTCCCCGACCTTACCAATGCAGAGTTGCAGAAAGCCTATGGCACTCTCGGCGCGGAAAACGTTCTCGAGAAGATGCTTACTGTGGGCGAATTCGCAAAGCTCTCCGAAGAGGTTTCCGCTCTTTCCGGGCTGGACACGAACGATATCAATGAACAGATCGAAGACGTAAAAAACGGATAAAGCAGGGCGATCCGGATTTTAATTATGCGCACTACGCCCTGCAAAAGCTTCATATTCTACCGTCCGCGCTGGCAAAAATGAGTCAACGCGAACGGGCTTTTATTTATGCGTCCACAGATTTGCGCATCGAAGCCGAGAAAAAAGAAGCAGCCAAAATAAAAAAGAGGTGATACCATGCCGTCGCTAAGATCAATTTTCACGTTGCAGGATAATTATAGCCGGGCGATGGACCGCATCTATAGCAGTACTCAGCGGGCCACCGGCAGTATAGGCCAGGCAAGCGCAGCGGTCGATAACGCGAACGCCCGGTTCACGGCGTCCGAAAGCGCTACATCGAGGCTCACGCAAAAGCTGACCGGGCTGGCCGCTGCGTTTCTCAGCGTCGAAACCGTGAAAAAGGGCATGGAAATCTCGGATACCTATACGAATATTGCTTCAAAGCTATCCTTGATTACACAGAATGCCAAAGAATTAAGCGGACTGCAAAATCAGATTTTTGCCGCCGCTGACCGTGCACGCGGCTCGTATACGGGAATGGCCGACACTGTGGGAAAACTCGGGATCACGTCTGGAAAACAGTTCGGAAGCAATCAGAACATTGTAAAGTTCACTGAAACCATGCAAAAGATGTTTAAAATCGGCGGCACACCTGTCGCGAATCAGGCCGGGGCCATGCTGCAATTGCAGCAGGCTATCGGCTTGGGGCGCCTGCAAGGGCAGGATCTTCGCATATTGGCCGAAGATGCGCCACTCGTTGAAACAGCCATTGCAAAGTATATGGGGAAGTCCGTCGGTGACATCCGACAACTCGGGCAGGAAGGGAAAATCACTTCTGAAGTTCTCATAAATTCAATTCTGAAATATTCCGGCACAGTTGATCAGCAGATGGGGAAAATGAAATATACCTGGGGCGATTACTGGAACAAAATCAAGAACGGGGCTATGCAGGCGTTTGGGGGAACGTTCAGCAATGAAAGCAGTCTGCTGGGGTCGGCAAATTTCCAGAACATGATAAATGGGATAATTGCATCATTCAGCGTTTTGGC